GAAGCCCCTGATGTTTGAGGAACTAAAAAGTTGCCTCTTCGGTGGGCTTATTACCCAGTTAGACAACATTACCATTATGGAACTCAAAGCCATTATTATCAACGACAGGGGAAACATAGATGTCGCAGAGGGAACTGGAAGTCATGGTGATAGTGTTATTGCTTTGGCTCTGGCTCATCAGGCACTCAAACATCAGCGAAACCCTACACAAACTTATTTACCAGAGTGGATAAGGAAGAAGAAGGCGCAGAAGAGAAAAGACGAAGCGGGCAGAGTAGAGCATCGCCGTTATTAGCACCTTGACGAAACCACCACTATTAGGAAGGAACAAACTAAATGCCGACTAAAAAAGAAAAAGTCGCCCTTATTCGGGCTGCCTGTAAAGAACACAACGATAAATGGGACACAGCCCAACCCACACTCGCAAAACTTCGTAATGCTTACCTCTGTAAGTTNTGGGAAGGAGAGAACTGGGACAACACTAACATTAGAGTTGAGGTTGCCGATGCTTATGCTTATGTGGAGGGGTTTATCGCCTCGCTTTTCTCATCACACCCCGCTATTGAGGCAGAAGCCGACATCCAAGAAGACGGCGATGCCGAACTCGTCAAAGAGATTACCAACCGCTTCCTTTACAACACACAGGTTCAGTTTGAGAGCGCATCAAGGATGGCTCTTATCTACCCCTGTGCCTTTTTCAAACTCGCTCCNAGAGAGGGAGACAACCTAAAAATAGTTGATAAGATAGAGGTAAGAGCAGTTCCCGCTTGGGAAGTTNTTGTCGACACAGAAGCGAATAGTTGGGAAAGCCAAAGGTTCGTCGCTCATAGTTATTACCTTCCTGTAAGCGAAGCCAGAAAGAAATGGGGAAACAAAAAGTTTTCCACAACCTCTAAACTTGACTTCTTTGATGATGTTACAGGAACAGCAAACGAAAGCGGAGATGATAGTTTGCCTGATGACTTCCAGTTTATCCAACTGGTAGAGTTCTATGACTTCCTCAACGACCGACTTTACTTCTATTCCCCCAACTGGGGCAACGGGCAAGAACTATTAGAAGACACAGTTATTCCCGTTCGGGCATTTGACGACAGCCCACTATCAACCATCGTTCCACTTTACTATTCCCGTGTGCCTGAAAAGCCATTAGAGGGTGTTTCTACACTTGCCCGTGTTTATGACCAAGTGTTCGAAAAGAACATCCTTCGCTCTTTCTGGGCTAATGCTGTTCGTAGAGATAGTCGCCAGTTCCTTTACAAAGAAGGTGCTATTGATGAAGAAGCACTAACACAAATAACGGCAGGTGTAGATGGAGCGTTTATCCCTGTTGATGCTGAAACCTTATCAGGCATTATCGCAGAGGTTCCAGTCACCCCACTATCATCAAACTTCTCAAACTATCTTGCTGCTATTGAGAACGACTTGGCGAAAGGTTCCGTTATGGCTCCTTTCACAAGAGGCGAGACAAGTAAAGCAACAGCAACAGAGATAAGTGCTTTGGCTCACTACACATCAAGCGAGATAGGTAGGTTGGCGAAAGAGCGCGACTACTCAACACAGATGGTCGCTACTGTTTATGTCTCTATGCTACAACTATTCTTGGAAGACACAGACGAAGACGAAGTTGTTGTTGTTGATGGAAAAGTAAGAACTATGAGCCCAAGCGACTTTGCGGGCAAGTTCAAGTTTGTAGCAGCAGATAGAGCAGCAACACCATTAGTGGAAGAAGCAAAGAAGAAACAACTTTTAGAACTTATCCCAGTTGTGGCTCAACTTGGGGTTCCACCAGACACTATTTTAGAACAGGTGGTAAAGATGTTTGACTTACCAGCCACATTTTTAGAAAAACCAGAACCAGAACCAGAGCCAGAACTACCAGCAGCCGCACCAGAAGGAGCACCTCCAAACCCAGATGAGGTTGCTATGGCGCAAGCAGAACTAAACGCACAAGCACAAGACATTAGAGGAGGGTTGATGTAATGCCTTTACACCATTTTAGCCACAGACAAGACAAAGAGAACGACTGCGAAGTTGTAGAAAAGGTGCTTTACAAAGTTTTTGATAATGTGCCGCAAGAGATTATTTGCGAAGAGTGTGGGAAACCACTAAAAAAAGAACTCGGCTGCGGTTTCATCCTAAAAGGTTCAGGGTGGGAACGAGATGGCTATGTTACAGGGAGATAAATAATGCCGCTTTATGACTATGCCTGTGGATGCGGGCACAAAACAGAAGAACTATTCCGTGTTTCACACGAAATCCCCACATCTATCTTTTGTGAGGTTTGTGGAGACATAGCAACAAAAGAGTTTCCCCTTGTAAGCCGCACAGCGAGCGGATGGGCTGAACAAACCAGCGGAACAGGTGGTTATTACTCTATTGCTCTGGGGCAACATGTAAGCGGAGAGCACGAAGCAAACGCTATTGCCGAGAGCAAGGGGTTTGTGCGAGCCGATAGTTATGGAAAACACTTTTACGAGGATTTTGCCGAGAAAAAGAAGGCAACTATCGCAAAACAAGATAAAATAAACGACACTTTCCAAGAAAATGTCAAAAAGTTTGGTGGGAATAAGGAAATGGCTATGAGTGAGACATTTACAGCCGCCGACTGCCTATCAGGCGCAAACGAAACAGATTATTAGGAGAAATAACAGATGCCCGAACTACAAGAAGAAATAACACCAGCAGCACTAACGGATGCTGTAATGTTGGGAGAGGAACAGGATGCCGAACTAAATGAAATGGCTTCCCCGCAAGGCGACTTCACCAAGAAAGGGCTAAATGCTCTTGTTGGTGCTTACAACGCTATTGCTGAACTCTTCGGACAGAGCCCCGACTATCCTTTATTTAGTGAGGATGCTACTTTTCTACCAGAGGACTTCACATCAGCACTAATGATGGTAGAAGCCGCTGTCGCAGAAGCAGTTGCCGCAGGTGTAATAAGTGAAGAGATGGCTTTTTCATTAGCAGACATAGTTGATGATGCCTCCCTCAAAGTTCTTGCTGGGAAACTTACATCTATCGCAAAAGACCAAGCGTTTATCGCTTGGATGCGNGAAGGTGGGGAAGCACCAGCAGAAGAAGCAGTAGCAGAGGAAGTTGTAGAAGCCCCCGTCGAAGATGTGGATGCTTTGTTCGCTTCCCGTGTTTAGTCAGCATAACGGGTTTTTAGACGAGATAATAGCGGGTGGAATAACCCTCTCTCTCGTCTTTCTCCTTATGCGATGCTACTTTTTCATAATAACCACAAACAAGGATAAATAATGTTTAGCAAAATAAAGTCGTTTTTGAGCGACTACAACATCTCAATAACTATTGTCGGCACGGCAATAGTTTTATCATCTCTTTTCGGTGAGTGCTCTTTTGACTACGAAACCAAAGAGGTAGAGATTTCCCCAGATGTTTCAGGCATCGTAGAGGAAGTAAGCAAGGCAAGTAAGGCAGACGAATAGTAGTCGCCCTAACATGCCCCAAGTGTAAAAATAAATGCTGCCTCATTTTTCACGGTGAGGAGGAACAGATAAAAGAGTGTCGGCTATGCTTTCACTCTTGGATAGTGAAGAACCCAAATAACCCAATAAGGAAAAAACAAGATGATAGATAATGCGACTGCCGAAGGCAACACCGCAGAAGCCGTAGAGAGCCCAGAAAGCCCCCTTACGAGCGACGAAGGTGTTGAGGCAACAGAAACCACTAACGAAGCCGTAGAACAAGCACAGGAGGCATTTGAGGCACTCTCTATTGATGACTTGCTTGGAGCAGATGTAGAGAGTTATGAAGAGTTCTCCGCAGAAGAGAACCATAAAGGGATGCGCCCCTTACACGAACTTATGAAGCATCTACCCGAAGATGCCCGTAAGCACCTTGCGAACCTCCGCTCGTCTTACACGCAGAAGACACAGGAAATAGCAGAGGTAAGAAAGGAGTTGGAAGCACAGAGAGCCGCCCACAAGGCAGAGCAGGATGGGCTTTACAACGGAGAGTTCGCGCAAAATGTAGCAGAGATGGCTGCCGAGCCAGAGAAGCCCTACGACATCTGGGATGAAGATGGGATGAAGATGAAGATAAAGCAAGAGGCAGCAAAGATGTTTGAGGAGATGCTAAACCCACTCCAAAAACAAATGCGAGAAAGCAAAAGAGATGCCGAACTTGCTTCTTTCAAAGCAGAACACCCTGACTTGATAGGCAACGAAGAGATAAAGATGGAAGTAGCAAGGATGCTTGTTGCTGACGAGCACTTGACTTTGGAAAATGCTTATTTCATCGTAAAGGGAAAAAACCTAAAACTACAAGCACAGGCAACGGCTAATGCTGAAAGGGAAGAGAGGGCAACTCGCAGGGCTGTTCTCGCTAAAACATCAGCAGGAACCAACACTCGTGGTGGAGTTCCAAAGTTTAGAAATGCTATTGATGCTTTCAACTACTACAAGGCAAACCCAGATGCCGTAAAAAGCACTTATTCCAAGATGAAAAATAAGTAGCCCTTGACGAAACCACTACTATTAGAGGAGCAACTCTTACCTTCCTAAAAAACTCTCATCGGCGGATGAACCAGTTGGCTAAAATGGTGGAGAACTTATGATAAGACGGCTTGTGGGCACACAACTACCAGAATAGAATAAGAAAAACAATCACTAACTAACTACAAGGATAAAAGAAATAATGGCTATTTCAAATGAACTATTGTCATCTACGCTTTACTCTATCCGTGATGGTGAAGTTGATGAGTTGTTCCAAAAAGTCGCATTTTTGGATGGAGCCAAGCGTTTTGGCGGCATCGAAAAGGAAAATGGCGGCATCAAACTCCAACGCCCTCTGGCGTTGAGTGAGCACTCATCTATTACACAACTATCAACTGGCTATGAGCCAGTTTCGTTGGCTGTAAGTGATGTGATGGAACCCGCTGTTTATGAGTGGGCTGACTTCGCAGCACCTATCGTTATTACGAAAAAGGAAGAGTTGGAGAATAGTGGCGAAAAAGCAATCGTAAAGATTGTAGAAGCAAGGATGCGTTCCGTTATGGGGATGCTCCGCAGAGAACTAAATAAGCAACTTATCGCTGGAAACTCAACAGTTTTGACTGACTTGGGAACACTTGACGGCGAAGCGAGTGCTACTGGGTTCTTGGAACACGACGCAGTTGGTTCTCAAACTAACATCGTAGGCGGCATCAGTAAGAACACTTACTCTTCCACTACGGGTTGGCAGAACCAAATAGGCGACGCTGCTAATGCCTTCGGCACAAACGGCATCCGTGTTATGACTGAAATCTGGGCGAAGGCAAACAGCCGTGCTCCTATGGGAGACATCAACCAGATTATCGCAAGTGAGGCGGCTTTCGCCAACTACAAGCGAGCCCTTTTCGCACAGGAAAGGTTTATTGACGAGAAGACCCTTGATGGTGGGCGACTATCTCTGGCTTTTGCGGGAGCAACCGTAGAGCAGGATTTAGAGATGCCTTCTACTGGTTGGGGAGCGGGCGGTGCTGATGAAGCATCTATGTTCTTCCTCAACTATGATGCCATCAAACTCATCCTCCATAAAGACGCCGACTTCGCAGTCAGCCCTTTTGAGCATGTTTCAGGCACCACAGCAAGAGCAGCAACGCTCTACTGGAANGGACAACTCATCGCAGACCATCTCGGCTCACTTGGAGTTTTAGAGAGAGGAGACACCTACTAATGGCTACTTCTACACTACTAAACTACTTGGAAACAGGTTCCTCTAACGAGGTAATGAACCGCCGACAGGTNGAAACNTTCATCGCAGGTGAAGCAATCACAGCAAACGACTTTGTCGCACTTGACTTTTCGCAGTCAAGCGACGCAGACAAAGCCCTCTATGTTATGAAAGCAGGAACAGGAGACACAGCAACGACTATGTGCGTTGGTGTTGCTCTTGCTACTGTTGCTGCNGATGCGAAAGTTGATGTTGTCGTCAAAGGCGTTTGCGAAGCAAATGTCGCAGGCGACACAGCAGCGGGAGAGTTTCTCACTATCACAGGCACAGACGGGCAAGCAGGTAAGTCGACAGACAACACGCTTTACCCAATGGTCGCTTGTGCTGTGNNAGNCAGACACCGATAATGTCTCAACCGTCATCGTCATCAAACAGTTCTAAAAACTGAACCAACGAACCGACAATAAAGTCAGCCCTCATCCCTTTCGGGGGGTGGGGGCTTTTTTATTATGCCTACTTGACGAAACCACTACTATTAGAGGAGAACTAAACAAATGAACCTAAAAGAACTGCGAACACAAGTCAAAAACATCACCGACTATGTGCCTGAACTCCAAACTTACGACGACAACTTGGATAAACTTATCAACGATGCTTACCTAAACCTATGGGGGCATAAGAGATGGAACTTCGCACAGAAGAAAGAGTTTATGAACCTCTACCCAGACCTTTACACCGACCAGCCAACAGACGGGGCACCAAACATCACCGCTGATGTTACAGACAACGAACGACAAATAACTTTTTCTTCTGCTGTTTATCCCCTTGCCTTGATTGCTGACGGGCAGAACATTTGGGAAGGGCAGATAATAGAGGTTCAGGGCAGAGAGTTTGTAATAGACCAAGTTATTTCTGCTGGTGAAATAAGAACCAGAGAAGCATTTAGAGGCACGACAAATGCGACAGATGCTACTTGGAAAATAAAACATCGTTATTACAACCTAAACCCAAACACATTAGAACTACTTTCAGTTGCTTACCGAGATGTTCCTTATGCTGGAAACACTACAACTGGGAAACTAATGGCTTACGATGCCCGTAGTGAAGAAGCGATGGGCTTACAAGAAGACAACACAGCCGACTATGCTGATAGTTACATCCTAACACCACCTACGATAGTTCCTTCTGGCGAAAACATAAACATTACCGTAAATGCCGCAGGTGGAGCAATAACAGACAGCACCTATTTTGAGTTCTGCTGGGCTTTCATCACAGATGGAGGCAAAGTCGGTCCGTTGAGTGAGAGTGCTATTGCGAACACAGCCGCAACAGGNNCNNATGCTGCCGAGTTAGTGCTAAACCCCGTGACTTGGGATAATAAAGCAGTTCAGGCAAGGGCTTACAACGCTGCGCTTGACTTGGTGAAAAGCCCATTTGAGGGGATGCGAAAGATTTTCTTTTTCAACAGCAACTTCAACCCAGCCACAGGAGAGCGAAAAGGTTTGCCTTGTTGGCGGGTTATTACAAAAGCAGTCACCGCACACGCCGCAAACGAGCACTTCCCGCTCCTTGCCGAAGATGTAGATGCCTCAATAACAATAGAGTTTATGGAGGCGCTGAACTCTGGTAATAAACGCTATGATGAGTTTGACGGGCAACACCTTCGCATCCGCCCTTATCCTCGCCCTATTGGCTATGACGCACATTACCCTTATGTTGCGAGTGTTGATAGTGAAACCTATTTCCGTCAAGTGGAAACTCGTTATTATTACAAGCCACTTCCTTTGGCGAACTCAACAGACACACCAGAGTTGCCTTATGAGTTTCACCAACTAATAGTTTATGGTGCTTTGGCTGATGTCTTTATCAAAAATGGTAATGGCTCACAAGCGGCTCATTATGAAAAACGGATAGAGAAGGCGATAAAGCAGTTGGAGAAACGCTACACCAACAACATAGATGTTTTCCACCAAAGAGGAAGTTTCAGCCCCAGCACCACATCCCCCAACTACCAAAGAGATAGTTTGAGGAAAGTTTAGATGAAAAGTTTATCTACAAAGGAAATCCCCTGTAAAGGGCTTGACGAAAGACACCTTACAGAGAGAGGTTCTGGTAGTGTCGTCAAAAACCTCCGTGCTGCTAATGTTGGTTGGAAGAACGATAGGGGATGGGAACCATTTAGAGTAGCCATCGCAACCCAACAGCAGTTCAATAAGAATAAACTAAACCCTGTCGACAACCTCCACATTTGGACGAGACATAACGGAAGCGAGGTTTATTACATCCAGCAACAAGACGGCAAACTATTTTATGAGATAGGAAACAACAACGGCGTCTTGGATGCGGATAGAGTAGATTTAGTAGATGGGCTTGTTGTTCCTAAACCTAATGAACCACTATCCCAGTTTGTCGGTTTCAATAAGTTTTTGTTATGCCTTGATAGTAATAGCCGCTCTTACAAGTTTTATGGNGGGGAAAGAATAGAAGAGTTCGGTTTTACATCAGCACCACAGGCACCAGTTCCTATGGGGGTTACTCCTCTTTATGGGCTGAAAGTCGANNTCGGCGACGACTACGAGCCGCTTATGGCTGGAACCACTTGTCTTCACTTCCAGTCAAACAGAGGAACCAGAAATGTTGATGACCCTTGGATTTGGGGTTTAGGCACAGATGGAAACAACGACAACAACTATTACAACTACAAAGTTAGTTTCATAAAAGACACAGGAGCAGAGAGCCCGTTGAGCGATGCTGGAACTGTTGCTTGGGAGACAAGACGACACCACGACGGAACTATCTACACTTACGGCATTACCGTCAGCGACATCCCCACAGGTGGAGCAGACATAATAAAACGGAAGATTTACCGCACAAAGAACTTGGGCGACTTCCCAACAACGGAAGGGCTCTACTATCATGTAGCGACGATAGATGAAAATGTTTCTACTTCTTGGACTGACTGCTTACCTGATAGTTCCCTCGTAGTTCCAGCACCAGCCGCAAGCGCAAGCATTATTTATCCACAAACCTTCGCTATGGGGTGTGCTTGGGATGGTAGGTTATGGCTTNCGAAGAACCAAAAACTTATTTACTCACAAGCAGGAAAGCCAGAGCAGTTCGGGGCAAACGACTACTTTGATGTGGGTGGTAGAGAAGGAGGCATCATTACTGGTGTTATTCCTTACTACAACAACCTCCTTGTGTTTAGGGAGAGAGGAATAGATGTTATTAGGAATAGTAGGAGCACAGGTTCTTACACTATTGCTTCTGTTTCGTCGGCTATTGGAACAACAGCAACTAACGGAATAGTCGTTGCTCCAAAAGCAGGATGTTTGTTCTTATCAAAAGACGGCATCTATCGTTTGAGTGGTGGTTTAGATGGTGGCTCTGCTATTAGCATAGAGCCCCTCACCGATAAAAGCAATAAGACAATAAAGCGTTTGTCTCTTACCGCTCTCCCAAGAACGACAGCCGCCTATTCCCACAAAGAAAAAGAAGTGTGGTTTCATTTCCCCGTTGATGGAAACACTTATCCTTCTCTGGGTTTGGTTTATCACACCGAGACAGGGCAAATCTCAACAAGGGAAACCGTTGATGATGCGATGAACTGGAATAAGATAGTAGCCAACCCTAACGGATGGTTTATCATAGCACCCAACACTTATGAAACAACAGGCGATAGTGACTTGGAAGACCAGATTTGGAGAAATGTAGGGCTACAAGTTTGGAGTGCTTGTGGAACGAAGGGTAATGTCTTGGATGACGGAACCGTTTATTTACAAGGCGACATCCGCAAGTTCGACACAGCCGCAGGAGACGACTTACGAAGCACTTGGACGAGTGTTTGGGAGGACTTCGGCGACAACTCAAAGAAACAACGCATTATTTCTGTTGAGGTTCAGTTGCTTACACAGGGCAATAACCAACTAACCCTTGACTACTCCACAAATAGAAAGAGCACTTTTGATGATGGTGGAACAAACAAACAACAGATAGTAGATGAGGAAGAAGACACTATCTACTTGCTTGGTGGTGATGGGAACACAACAGTCATAGGAACAGATGCTTACACGGAAGAGAAGCGAACAAGAGTAAGGTGGGATGTTTCTACTGGCTTGATAAGTGAGTTCCGTTTTCGCATCCAAGACCAATCAACTTTCCAAGTTTTATCTTATCAGTTGGAGTTTCTCGGTGGAGAAAGAAAAGTGGTAAATGCTCTTGGATAAATAAAAAAGGATTACGATAATGGATTACAAGAATAGTTTTATGAAAGATGAGACAGGAGCGACAGCCATAGAGGTTGGAGTTATTGTTTCTATTGTTGGGGCGGCTATTGCTGTCTCTGCTTACATTTGGGGCGACTTGCTCTCCTCTATGTTTTTCACCCTCGCTGACTGCGTAGGGATGGGTTTTGACCCAGAGTGTTATTCAGTTCATAGCAACGCAACAGAGTTCGGTGGCGACGAACCTTCTTGGTGGGCTCACTAATGAAAACCTTTACCCAAAGAAAAATAAGAGACGGGCAGACGGTTCAGGCAGACGACATCAACGATGAAGCGGCGCCTCTTTATGCCGAACTAAACGGCACTTTGGGGCAAGAGAACATGCCCGTAGGGAGTGTTTCTAATGCTGACTTTACTTTACCAGCAAGAACAACAGGGATGGACTATGGTGTTACAAGCACCCAGTTCCCCACACAAACATTTTATCAAACAAGCAACACAGCAGGGGCACTAACAACAGGCACCTACGGAGGAAACCCCTATTCCTTACAAGCACCAGCGACTTCTTGGAACTGGGGAAACAGCCCAGAAGGCGGTTGGTTCTACCCACTCCACACCATAAATGGAACAAGGATGGATTTTGATGCGAAAGAAGGGATGGTAAAAGGTGCTTGGACTTGCTCTATTCAGCGAGGTTCTGGTTATGCTAATAACATCGCCGCTTCTGTTGATGAGTGGGCGGGAAGAAAATGGGGTTTAGAACTCGGTGTCTTTCTAAACGGAAACCTTATCGCAAGAACAGGAGAACGAGGAGCAGGGCATCACACTTACCATTTACCTTTCCATTTCCCAGTTGGAAACTCTGCTTGTGAAATAAGAACAGCGATAAGAATAGAAACAGACAGC